TTTCTCTGCTGGTAATGTAGCGTCATCGGTTGTTATACAGAATGACGGTACCGTTCTGACGTATTTCACGGTGACGATTCCGAGAGTAGAAGGAATGACTGGATATAGACTGAGGTACAGAAAGAGCGGAACAACTTCTTGGAATGAAATTGACGTTGCACAGCCGTCTTCTGGAAACGCTGTTGTTAACACATCGGTTGTTGAGTCTGGTCAGACGTATGAGTTTCAAGTGTGCTCGTATAACAAAATTGGCGCGTGCTCTTCATGGGTGCCAAGTACTCCTGCGACGAAGACTGCTGGCGCTGACACGACTGCTCCAGCAACTCCAAGTGGTTTGACTGCTACTGCTGGAGTGCGGAAGATAATTCTGACATGGAACGCTAATACAGAGGTTGATTTGAAAGAGTATCTTGTGTATAGGAACACGACGAACGATACTAGTACCGCGACTTTGATTGCTCGTGTTAGGGCGACGAGATTTGAAGTTGATTCGCCGATTGGGACGCCTTATTACTTCTGGGTGAAAGCTGTTGATTTCTCTGGAAATGTCAGCGATTTCTCGAATGTAGCGTCGGCTACAGCCGTTGCGGAGAATATAACTAATGTTACAGACACGGTTCCGTCAGCGCCGACGATTTCTGTTATTTCTGAGGAAGTTGACACAAACAGCGAGTTTAGAACGTGGATTACTGTAACGATAACAAGAGTTGACGGTGCTGGTGGTTATGTTGTAGCGTATAGAAAATATGGTGAGACGAACTGGACTAAAATCTATGTTGAACAGCCGGCGTCTGGAAATCCGGTTGTTAGGACAGTTGATTTGCCGGCGAACACGACGTATGAAGTTATGGCATGTTCAGTTAGTCCAAAGGGAATCGCGAGTTCTTGGACGAGTGTTGTGACTGTAACGACAAAAACAAATGATGTTGCTCCGAATGCGCCGTCTAGCGTTAGTGCTGTTGAGGCGATTGATGCTTTACTGCTTCAGTGTTCCGATGTTTCTGCAACTGATTTCAGCCATTATGAATGGTATGTTGGAACGACGTCTCCGCCGTCGACTGTTGTTGGTACATCCACGAGACCGTATTTCTACTGGAAAGCGCCGGATTGGAATGCTTACTATGTCGGTGTTAAGGCTGTTGATAACGCTGGCAACAAGTCATCTTTGACGAGCAGCGCTAGAACTTACACGCCAGCAAGAGCAAGACCGATTGATTTGTCGATTGAAAGCAGACCTTGGACGTCGAATCTGAAAATATTTGAGGACTGCATTTCGCGTGGAAAGTTCTACTATGGCAGTTCCGGAATTGCAGAGTCTTGGAAGAGGTACGCGAGGTTCGACACTACAACAGTTGGCTCGAATACTTACAAAAATTTTGGTTTGATGAACAGCGAGACTTGGAGTTACGTTGGCAGTCAAGCAACATCTTTTGATGAGTATTACACAGTCTATTTTGGCATTAGGATTTTCAAGGTTGCTTCTGATGGAACTGAGATGGAGATAACTAGCGGTTCGCCGGTTGCTGTAGTGTACCGTAGCGAAAACGGTAGTGGAGTCCAGACAACAGATTATAGTTTTCTGGGTGCGACATTAGCAACAACAGATAGGTTATGCATCAAGTATTACATTGATAGTGGAAGTGGATGGGAAGAGAAGTTGAAGGTAGTCACCGAGCCGCTTGGTGTTACTTCATTGCCAGCTGGAACATGGAGAGTTTCTTATTACACATACAGAAGCACACATTTTCTTGAAAGAACGTATATAACAACTGGAAGGATATATTTCGGTGCTGGTTATGATACGAGCATTGTGGCTGTTCAGAATGGAAGTATCAAATTTGCTGATGGCACAACGAAAACGATTAACGGAGACCTTACGGGAACAAAGCTGTCCAGCAGCGCTGTCGGTGCTCATTTCGTTTATTGGCAAGATGCTGACAGCGATTTGCATATCACGACTGATTATGCTTCTGCTGTTGGTGAAGGTAAAGGTTTAATCGCTACAATCGACCGACAAACAGACAGACCGTCGACCATCTTGATGTTTGACAGTTACACGCCGACGATTGGCGCTGGATGCATAGCAGCGAAGAGCATTTTAGCAGACCATATTAAGGCTGGACAGATAAACACAACGCATATAACATCAGACGCGAATTTAGCTATTAAGGCGAGCCAGATACTGCTATCTGGTACAACTTGGCTTTCTTCGTGGAGTCACGGTTCAGATATAACAAAAATTGATGGTGGGAAAATTTATACTGGAAGCATAACAGCAGACCAGATAGCTGCGGGAGCTGTGACTGCTGATAAAATCAGTGCCGGTGCCGTGACTGCTGATAAAATCTCAGCGGGAGCTGTGTCGACGGATAAGATTCAGCTTTCAGATTTGAGCAGTCCGCCTTCTTCATTGCGGACGTTATGGTATTGGGGAGCTAAAAATTTACTGTGCTTCACTGGAAATTCAGCGTCGGATGTTGGATACATTAAACGGTATCCGATAACAGAGTACAACACTCCACCAGAGAATCTCGTGCCTAATCCATGTTTTGAAGAGGATATTGATGGAAATGGGGTTCCGGATTTCTGGTATGAAAGCATGTTGAGAAGTACAAGCTATTCGTTGAAAGGAGTGGCATCGGGTAAATTAGAAGTTAGAGGGAGCTACATTAAAGGAGTTTCAGAGTACATTCCAATAAATAGGTTAAAGAACTATTATCTGTCGTTTTATTATTATTCGCCGACAAGCGGTAAACAAGGGTGTCCGTTTCTGATTCAATGTGATGCGAATAAGAACGACCTAGGTTCAAGTTACTATATCTATCCGGGAGTTTTTACAACAGATTCCTCAGGGTGGAAAAAGTATGAAGCTGTGATTTCTGCTAGCCAGTTCAACGCGTCTGCTAGATATGTGAGATTAGCTTTCGCCGTAGATGGCGCGACGCAAGGGACTTTTGATTTGTACATTGATGACGTGGTGTTTAGCGAACAGAGAGCTTCGAGCCCTGCTGGCTTTGTAGAGGACACTTACGATACCGGAATTCGAACTCTTACCGTTCCAGCCAATGGGACACAATATATAAGTCTTCGCATTCCAGCAGTATCTTATCCTAGAATGGTCTGTGCAACTGGAATAGCTTATTTAGATTCCACTGAACCAGACAATATATTCTATTCTGTTGTTCGATTAAATAATGACATAACTTGGGAAGAAGCAGGAGTACCAATGAGTGACTGGATATACAGAGGGCAACAAATATATGCACTAAAGCTTCCAAATGCTTTTATTTTACCCCCTGGTCAAGATGCTTACATTTATTTAACTATTTACAGTCGTGACAGTTCTAACACAAATGTGAATTTTAGAATTTGTGCAACCGTCATGTCTCTGGAGCACTACCACAGATAAGTTTAAAAATATGGCTGGCGTTGTAAAAATGTGGTGAGTTGATGAGCTTCGTTGACAAGTTGAAGGCTACGTTTGGTCTTGGAAATAAAAAAGTGCCGGTTTCAGAGATGAGACCGACGGAGCTTGATTGGTTTAGCAGAGGGATTGCTGATGTTGCGAGGTTGCCGACGATTCCGTTTGTTGGTATGCGGTTCTGCTATGATATGTATCATTACAGCGATTTGTTCAAGACGATTGTGCGCGCTCTTGTTGGCGAAACCTTCAGAAACGGTGTGACGATTTCTCGGAACTTTGTTGTTAAGTGTACGGTTTGTGGAACTGAATATCAGACGCATGTTCACAGATGTGAGATTTGCGGTTCTGATTCTTTAAGGAAGCCGGATTTAGGACAGTATAATCAAATAAAGAAGTGGATTGAAGATGTGAACCTTAACGACCAGTCGCTGATTGAAGTTCTGAAGGAGATAGATGAGGATTTGAACATTGTTGACAACGCTTTCTTGTGTGTTTTGAAGGAGTATTATTTTAGCAAAGATGGGCGTCTTCTTGGAGCCAAGCCGATTGAAGTGTTAAGGTCACCGCCGGACAAGACGCAGTTTATCATGGATAAGTTGGGACGATTTGCACGGACTGACGACGGCAATCTTGTCATGTTTTGTTTACAGCATAGGACGAAATATCATGTAGTGAAGCTGGAAGAAGCGAAGGATGCGCGTTGCCCAGAATGCGGAAAACAAATGTTCCCAGCGTATTACCGTGTGTGGCGTGGAACAGTAGGTAAAGAGGCTGTTTATTACACGAACGGTGAGATGCTTCATATCAAGAAGTTTACGCAAGGTGTTGGTTATGGTATGCCGCCCGTCTTTGCTG